CGAAACCAATGTCATGGAAGATGACGAAGGGCAGCATAACGGAGGCACAGGCAAGTCGCTCTTCATGCGCTGCACCAACAAAGTGCGCAAGGAGGTCTATATCGACGGCCAGGACATGAAGAACAAAAGCTGGGACTTCCTTTTCCAGCGTGTGGATTTCGACTCTGACTTGGTGAACATCGACGACCTCGCCAGCAGCATCGACTTGAACGCCTTCCTGAACAACATCACCGGCGACATGATCGTCAACCAGAAGAACAAGGCCGAATTCATCATCCCCTACAGCCATTCGCCAAAGATGTGCTTCACCTCCAACCACGCCATCAAGCGTTTCGGCGGATCGCTGAAAAGGCGCATCCAGTTCGTCTCGTTCAGCGACTACTACCATTCGGCCAACGACGAAGCCGGCATTGCCAAACGCTCTCCACTCACCGAGTTTGGGCGCAACCTGATTGACGACTACGACGAGAAGGACATGAACACCTTCTATAACTTCATGCTCCAGAACGTGCACACCTACATGCGCTTCGGCCTCATCGAGCCTGACATGCCCGACATCGCCATGCGCCAGATGAAAGCCAACATCGGCCTCGACTTCATCAACTGGGCCGACCAATGGTTTGAGCAGGACCTGAACGGCGAAAGCCGCTTCAACAGGAACATCAACAAGGACGAGGCCTATACGGCATGGAAGGCCACCCTCAACTCGAAGGAACTGGGATGGGTGACTCCCAACAAGTTCAAGAAGAAACTCCAAGGATGGTGCAAGGTGCGCGGCCATGTCTATATCCCAGAGGAGATGCGCGCCAACATGACCAAGACCGAACGCGACCGAAACGAAATCCGCTTCAAGGATGACACTGGAAGGTATGTGTACGGCTTCTATATCGAACAGAACCCGCAAACCAAGGAGGAGACGCCGGTATGGGAAGACCCCTTCTGATCCGGCTTCCTCTTTTTTTTCGCTCTTTGAAATTTTTCACCGTCACAACCGCTCTTCTTATCTCTTGACATTTTGACATTTTGACATAGAAGAAAATAAATCAATGAAAATCAATAAAATAAGTTATGTCAAAAATTTGTCAAGCCGAAAATCGCCGAAAATTTTTGACATAGAAAGCGCGAAAATTGACACGCTTGAAAATCAAGCAGTTACAAAATTCATGTCAAAATGCCGTTTTGCCCGAAAAACAATTTTGACACGGCTAACACGCTGAAAACCAATTGTGTCAAAATTCATGTCAAAAAATCAAAAAAATCCGAGTATTGGAGGGTTGAACGGTGGAACATCAAAAAAATGGACTATCAACAACAAAACGCAACACGAAATGAAAGGCCTATATGTGACCGCCCGCATCGGGCAACGATACAAGAGATACGTGGCAGGCTCCTACCAGTCGGACACCGTGCCGCTGGAACGAGGCTCCAACCTGCTCAACATCATCATGCCCTACCTCGAACTCACCACAGGCGAGCCGGAGGAGGTTGACGACGAGACCATCAAGATAGAGTTGCCCTTGGGCAACAAAAAAGTGTACAACTCTTCCGGGCAGACTGTGTATGTTTGCAACACGCTTTGGAGGAACCGCCTCAGCGAGGAAGGCCAGTACCGCGTGAAACGCTTCTTCGAGAACGAGTTCAAGAGCAAGTTGCGAACATACGTGGACGCTTACATCGAGAAGGGTAAGGAGCGCGACAGGAACGGGAAGGACAGGCGGGTGAAAGAGGGCATCACGGCCTTCTTCATCCAGTACCACATCGACTTCACCAAGAAGGACCTCGCCACCATGGCCCGCGACTGGTACCGACACCGCGACAAAGTGGACGAAAACAAGCATTCGCCGTTGGTTTGCTGATATTTTCGCAATTCTCATGTCACGGTTTTCCGAAGCCAAAAAGAAAAAATTTCGCCATTCTCGTGTCGTAGTTTTTCGGCACGAAAACCGCCAAAACAAAGCCCTGAAAGGGCGACCCGAATTTAACCCTGCGACGCAAGTCCAGGGCATACCACACCAGACTAAAACACTGAAAAAATGAACAAAGTAGCCCTAAAAACCATCGGCTTCGAGGAACAAAACGAGGTCAACGACCAGTGGGTCCAGCAGCAAGAGCAACAAGACCGAAGCCTCCCTGACGTCTATATCGACGGCATCCACCGCTTCCGCAGCATCGACCAGCGGCAAGCCTCGATGACCGAGGAACTCACCATGGACGAGAACGGCAGCCATTACCGCCAGCAGGTGCAGTTCACCGTGCGCACCGAATACGACCGCGAATTGGCAAAGAAATACGAACGCCGCCCGCTGGTGCTCCACGTCTGGACCGTTGACGGACACCATTACAAGATAGGTACGAAATCCTATCCGGCGTACTTCGTTCCCTCAAAGACCAACAGCATGGACACCGTGGAGACCTCGCTGACCGTGGAATACGAGACCCTGACACCTATCATGTAGAAAAAAAACGCTGCAAAATGTTGGTCTATTGGAAAAAACCGTATATTTGCAGCGTCTAAAAATTAAGAGCGGCACGAAAACAGCAGCCGCACCAACAAGCGGCATTTTTTGTGCCCACACATATTGCAATCATAAGAGCCGTAATAGGCTCCGAGGGACGCCGAAGCAGTAATGCAAGGCAGGTCAGCTCTTAGACCTTAGACACCCCTATCGGAGCCTGTTTTTATTAAATGTCTAAAACTTAAGAGTATGTTCTATCCCAATTCAAACCGTTCCAAAAGATGGAACGCCATTGTGCAGGCAATGGAAGCATGGAGCGAAGGCCGCCCGAAGCCTACCGCCTACAACAACTCACTGCGCGGCTACATCACCGTCAACCACCGCATCTCCACCAAGGAAACGCCCTACTGGGGCAGCAAAACCCCAGAAAGCGCGGCCCTCATCTGCGGCCACTTCAACGAGATCCTTCGTTTCGCCGTGAAGAAAGAGGAGGTGGTGCCCCACAGCAACAAGGGCAACCAGTTCGCCAAACTCATCATCCTTGAGCGCACCGTCAAGGGCAAAGGCACGGCAAAACTCACCGTCGGCGTGAAGCCTGACGGCTCATTGGTGCAGTATTGCATCACGGCGGCAAGCATGATGGCCGAGGCGTAGCCATTCATTCAAGGTGTGGCTACTGATGGCGCGGGGTTTCGGCCTCGCGCCGTTTTGCTTTTTGTCACCTACCTTGATAATAGCGGGAATATTTTTGCTCCCGAACCAAAAACCAAAGTTTTTTTTATGCCCAAACTTTCATTATTCAACGACATCTTTCGGGAGCCGTGGATGATTGAGCCACAGACCGCCGCCGCACAGAAACAGGTGCTGCGCGGTTTGCTCATGGGCTTGGAGTTCACGCAAGAGGATGAAACGGTGCAGGCCGCCATCGGCCATAAAGAGAACCGTGCCATTCCCCGTGGCCGCAACATCGATGTGGTCAACCTCGAAGGCACCATGCTCCGTGACGACGGCCCTTGCGGCATGGTCGGCACACGCACCCTAGCCTCGTTGCTTCGCGAAGCCGATGCCAAGGCCGATGTGCTGGGCCACATCCTCTACATCGACTCGGGCGGTGGTGCCGCCAACAGCGTTCCCGACTTGGCCGAGGCCATCCAAGCCTGCCAGAAGCCGGTGGTCGCCTTTGTCGATGGCTACATGTGCAGCGCGGCCATGTATGCCGGCAGTTACTGCCATAGCATCATCGCCAACCGCGAAGACAACCGCGTGGGCTGCATTGGCACGATGATCCAACTTGAAGACTGGCCCAAGCAAGCCCGTGACAACGACGGCGAGATGCACATCCGCGTCTATGCCGACGGAGCGGAGGAGAAAAACGACGAGTACGAGAAAGCCCTCGAAGGCGACTTCAACCTTATCAAGGAGCGCGTGCTGAATCCTGCCAACGAGCGGTTCAAGGCCGACATCCGCCGGAACCGACCCGCCGCCCGCGAAGACCAGTTGAAAGGCCGCACCTACGAAGCCCGCGAAGTCATCGGAACACTCGTTGACTCCATCGGCAACTTCGACGCTGCCGTGCAAAAGGTAATCGAATTATCAAACCTTAATATCACCACAATGAAAGGACACGAAAACCTTCAATCGCTCGACACCTGCCGCGACCTGCAAATGGTTGACGGCTATGTGAGCCTGAATGGTGAGCAGTTGGCCGAAATCGACACCGCCATCGGCAAGTCCAAGACGGAAAAAGCCTTGAACGAGACCAATTTCGCCACCATCGCCGAGCAACTGACCACCATCAACGAACTGACCCAAGAGCGCGACGATCTGAAGGCCAAGGCCGACCAACTGCCAGCCAAGGAACAGGAAATCGACGAACTGACCACCGAGCGCGACACGCTCAAAGAGCAAATCGCGCAGAAGGATGCCCGTATCGCAGAACTGGAAGCAGCTCTCGATAAGAACCCCGACAACGACGAAAACCCGTTGCCTGCCATGCACAACGGCAACCCCGCCAAAGAGGACACCTTCAGGGAACTCTCCGACGAGGAAGCCTTGGAATACGCCCGCAAAGTCGTCAATGGGGAAATCTAACCTACACCGAACCACCAAAACCATTACCAAAATGTCTGAAACTATCAACACCGTATCATTGGCTGATGCCTTGGTCCAATCCAACCACCGTTTCCGCAAGGAATGTATGCTGATTGTGATGGCCGCAGTCGAAGAGGTCACGAAGCACATGCGCGTGATCACCGGCTTGAAGGGCAAGGAGACCGAGGCCACCATCGTGCCTCAGGCCAAGTTCCGCCCTTACCATTCCGAGAAGGTAGTTAGCGGCACCGGCGGACTCACTGCCCGTACCTTGGAGACCTTCCCGCTCGAAATCCTTGAGGAATTCGACCCCGAAAACTTGTACACGACCATTTTCGGCACCCCCGTCGATGCCGAGAAGATCAACCTCGACATCGTCCGCCGCATCCTCACCGAGGAGATGAACAATGCCAGCCGTGGCCTGTGCGACCTTATCATCAAGGGTGTGCGTGTGGCCGACGGCATTGGTGCCCTCGACGGCTTCAATGGCTTCGACACCATCATTGCCAATGAGATTGCCGCTGGCAACATCGGCCGCGACGCTGGCAACTTCACCAACCTGGGCGAAGTGAACGCCTCCGTCATCGGCGAAGTCTGGAAGCGCATGTACCGCATGATGGACGAGAATCTTCGCGGTGGCGACGCCAAGAAGTTGGTTCTCGTCTGCTCGCCCACTGAGTACGACATGTACAAGAACTGGTATGCCCAACAGTTCGGCGCAGGCAACTTCGCCGGCACGCCTGAGCAGACCTACTTAGACGGAACCGCCGACAAGGTGCAGATTCTGCCACTGGTCGGCGCTGAAGGCATGAACCATTGCTTCATCACCACCAAGGAAAACATGAAGGTTGGCTTCGATGTCCTGTCCAACGCCACCAAGTTCAGCGTTCGCATTCCCGACAACCCGCACATGGTCCAGATGTATGCAAAGATTTACATGGGTGTAGAATTTGCCAACATCAGCAAGGAGTTCCTCATGGTCGGTGCCCGCACCGTGAAAGACGACAGCGTCTACATGGATGCCGACAAGACCACCTTGGACTTCGCCGACACCACCCTCGGCCAGACCAAGACCGCCAAGGTGAAACTCTTCGGCTTCAACATGACCGCTTCCAGCGATATCACCGTTGAAGGTGCCGACAAGAGCGAGTTCACCCTGTCTTCCGATACCGTGACCGCCGCCAATGCCAACGCTGAAGCTGGTGTCGAACTCACCGTCACCTTCGCCCCGACAACCACCGCTGGTGCTCGTTCAGCGCAAATCCGCATCTCTAACGCTACCGACAACGTCAACATCGTCATCCCAATCAACGCCAAAGGTGTTGAGGGCTAAAGGATAGGAGGATTGAATAATGAAAAAGTTTCATTCAACTATCGTCCTTGCAATGGCCTTGGCTGACATTGGTTTCCCAATCGGAAGCGTCAACCCCAGCGGCATCAGCGATGAGGTCTACTTCATTCCGAAGCAGTACATCAAGACCTGGCCAACCATCCAAGATGACTTTGAAGCTGCTGAAGGCTACGACGAATACGCCCAGCTTAATGGCAGCTTTGAGATTGTCGCCGGAAAGACCTGGATTCGACTCTACAGCACCCAAGGCAAGGGTAGTATCTCGTGGGAATACCAAGGCGAAACAGACTGCAAGGTGGTGGTGAACCACGCCTCGCTGTCGTATCCGAAGCTGAACAACGAGGGACGCGCCTTGGCCAAGTACGCCAGCAACGGCGACTTCGTCTTCCTCGTGAAGCACGATGGTCACTTCTTCCTCATCGGAAGTCGCGACTACCGCGCCACCGTGACGCCTAACGGCACCTCTGGCGATGCTCCAGGCTCGGCAAAAGGTATCACCCTCGACATCGAGTGCCCCGACACTACACCGCTGCCGACCTATGTCGGTACAATCGCGCTGTCTGACGGCACCCTGAACTGCGAGACTGGCGTGTTCACGCCTAATGGCAACGGCTGATGACCAAGGTGTGTCTTAATTAGTTGATTATGATGAACCTTGAACATCTCAACTCAATGGACGGCTATACCTTCGATGAGGGTATAGCCTTCCTTGTTTTGGTGAAAGCCCCATTGGGTGTGATTAACCATCTGAAAGCCACGCACAACCATAGCCACTTGCATAGCGAAATCCACAAGCAACTGCGCTTCCCACGTGTGAAGGAAATCATTCGCCGCAACATGGGAAATTCCCCTCAAATTTCCTCTAATTTCCCAATCGAAAACGGGGAAAAATCGAACGAGACCGACGCACCGACCCCGACGGGGTCAGACCCTATTAACCGTAAGTCTCGGCCTACGGCAGACCCAGATAGTGATGACGAAACCGACCCTACCGAAATCATCCTCACCAAGGAGGATGTCCGCACCCACGCCAACACCCGCCTCGAAGACATGCCCAACGACCTGTGCCGAACCCTTTGGCAGAAACGCCAAGACGTGTACCGCGAAATGCAACAGGCACACCTCAAAATGAGGGCAGTGCCCGAAGGTGAGGAACACAACGAGGAACGCGCGATATGGATGGCTGAAGTGTTGCGTCTTGATGCCGAAAACGATGCCTACTGGCAGCAAATCGACGAAGAGATTGCCCGCTTCAAGTCGGAACAGTCACGTAGTCCCGAAGCCTCGCAGACCAGAAGTCCAGAATTCGATGTCTCCACATACCGAGCCTACATCAGCAAGGCCCTCCGCAAGAAGAAACTCACACCTGATCAGCTTGCCGAGCTCCAGCACCGTGTGGATGCCATGCTGGAAGCCAAGGTGGATATGAAGCCGGAGACCTTGGAAAAACTCAAAGCCATAGGTATTAACGTTGGATGAACCGCTGACCATACCAGGTGTACGCGTCAGCCGGACCAACTCAATGCAGATGCTCAGGCAAATCGTGCAGATGACGGGCAACGGCAGCAAGCTCGTCATCTTTTCCTATTCAGTCACGGACGGTTGGCTCCGGCAATTGATGAAACTGAGACAGGAATACCAGGTGCAGCACATCACCCTCGTCCTCGACCGCGCCGTGATGATACGCCATCGCGAGAAGCTGCTGCAAATCGAGCGCGTCGTCGATGCCTGTTACCTCACCGACAGCCACGCCAAGGTCTACCTCAGCCAAGGCGAAACCAAGTCCATCGCGCTGATAACCTCAGCCAACGCCACCAACAACTACAGAAACGAATGCTATTATGGAACAGACCGACCAACAGAACTCGAACAAATCACCAGAGACATCCGAACAATTCTTGAAGCGTCTGACCGAATCACCGGTTGAAGATAGGGTAGAGGAGTTAGCCGCCCTCTTCTTCACCATCGCCGAAATCGCACTCTTCATCGGCGTGGATGAGGAAGATCTTCGCACGGAGATTACTTGCGACACCGACAGCCTCGTCTCACAAGCCTACTACCGTGGCAAGCTCCGTACCAAAATCATGCTTCGTTTCGACAGCCGCAACTACGCCTTGCATGGTAGCCCGCAGGCGGTCCAGGAAATGAGAGAATACCTATCCGATCAAAACATCGATGAAAATGCGTGACGAGAACCTTTCCTTGATTGAGGCCAATATGTTCCTGCCCGAAGACCAGCGTAAGCCCATGACGGAGAAACAGGAACAACTGCTGAAGCAAGTGACCGATTGCTACAACCTTCAGCTGCAAAAACCCATGGCCAGCCGCACCTACCTCCGCAACTACCTGATGAAGAAATACAAGGTCTCGAAGGTGCAGGCCTACAACATCAACATCTATGCCGCTGTCCTACTCGGCAATGTGCAAGCCTCGCATAAGAACTGGGTAAGGCAGCGTATCGAGTTCCTCGCCGAGCAAGCCTACACCGCAGCCGATGCAGGCAACCTGAAGAAGGCCGAAACCCTCACCAAGATTGCTGGTGTGTTGGCCAAGGCATTCCAAACCAACCTCGACGAAGGCGAAATCATCAACGCACAGAAGTACCTGGATGAAGAGCCAATAACCCTCACCATTGACCCGTCAGCACTGAAAATCAAAACGTCTGAAGCCAAGCAAAAGGAGATAGATCGGATGCTTCGCAAGTATGAAATCGAAGACGCTGAAATCGTAACAGAAGTGGAGGATGAAACATGAACAGCCGCTATCTCCATCCTGGCCAATTACGATACATGCTATGCAGCGGACGCGATTCTGTTAATATATGCGCACGTCGATATGGAAAAGCCACCTTGAACGCAATAAGAGTAAGGGAAAATGCTTTGGAAATGCCTGGCAGCTTAGGCGTGTTTGTAGCCAGCAGTTTCCGTCAAGCTCATGCCAGAACATTACCATCCTTGCTCATGGCCTTAGACACAACCTTTGGATGGAAACGTGACATCCATTATGTGATAGGGCATCGACCTGACCCAAGGTTAGGTTTCAGAGATCCTATCTTTCTGCCAACCGACCTGAAAGATGTGATATGGTTTGCCAACGGCACGATTATGATGATCGTGAGCCAGGAGGTTGTGCTATCGGCCAACTCGCTCACGATAAACTGGTTGGTTGCCGATGAAGCCAAAGGCCTTGACTACGATAAGCTATCCAACGAGATTTTCCCAGCTATGGGTGGCAGCTCTATCTACTTCAACGACCCAGCTAAATATCCTCACTTGTGGGGAGCCCATTTCTTCACTGATATGCCATGCAATAAAGAAGGCTTATGGCTTATCAAGAAATATGAAAATGAATACGACCCGGAACTGTATGAAACAATCATCGGCATGGAACTACAACGCCGCCGCTTGATGGCAGAACCGCAGAACACTTACACCAGGCAAAGAATCTCCTACCTGACTCGTGCCGCCAACCTATTACGTTCAAAAACGGTCTATTATCAAGAGCGCTCTATCTTCGATAACATAGCAATAGTAGGCCCAGACTATGTAAAGCGATGCGAACGCACTATGCCTGCCCTTGCCTTCAGAACCTCAATCCTCTGCAAGCGTATCGACAAAGTGGAAGGCATGTTCTATGAGAGCTTCGAAAAGAAGGTGCACACCTACCATGCAACGGATAACAGCCGGTTGAATGACTATAAGCAACAGAAATACGACTGTCTCCTCGACACCGACATCGTGAGAAACAAGCCCATCGCCATCAGCTTCGACTATGGCGCACTCATCAACTGGTTGGTTGCCGCCCAGGTGCAAGGCGGCACTCACAAGACCTTGAAGAGTTTCTACACGAAACACAAACAACGCCTTCGCGAAGTGATTCAACTCTTCTGCGAGTATTACGAAGCCCATCCCTGCAAAACGGTGTTCTATTACTTCGACTCCACCGCCTTGGCCACCGGCTATGTCGAAGTCGGCCACGCTGCCTACGACATTGTCCACGATGAATTGCAGAAGCACGGTTGGTACGTCAAGGATAAGCCACTGGGAAACCCGATGGAACACGACAAGAAACACAAGATCATCAACGATGCCTTCGAAGGACGAAAGAAGCTGATGCCCATGTTCAACGCAGACAACAACGAGGAACTGATCCAGGCAATGATGCTGGCTGAAGTGGTGATAGGTTCCAAAGGGGTACGCAAGGACAAATCCGGTGAAAAGACCATCGAGAGCGACACTAACCTTCCTCTGGAACTTCGCACCGATGGTACCGATGCATGGGACACCAACTTCCTAGGCTGCCTCACCATGCCTTACGACGACGACTTCATCTATGGATAGGAAAATCAAACTTGCCAATCGAAGCCGGACGAACCGCATGTTCTTTGACCATCTCATCCGCGAGTTGGCCGTTTGCCTAAATGTGGGCGACACGGCTTTGAACCGTGAGCAACTTGTACCGACCTATGTCAACCATTCCCATGCCAGAGAACTCGTTGAAAACGAGAACTACATCCAAATCACCCGCGATACGGGCTGCCTTTACCAACCTTTGGCGCAAATCCTTCCCGGCAAGCTCCTTGACCAGATTGATGAGATGCTACAGCAAGCCCCACACAACCTAAAGGGAAGCCATTCAAGGAAACTCATCACCGACTACCTTTCCAGTTGCACCGACCTCACTGACTGCCATTATTCCGCTATGAATCTGATGCAGTCCGTTTATTGACAGGGCTTTATTCGTTGACTGCCGATTAAGCACGATTGACCGTGCTTAATTTGCAGTTAAATTTTCGGGGGTCAAAACTAAATTGGCAGTTAAGCCAAAGTAAAATATCAGTTTAATTTTCGGGGGTCAAAACTAAATTGGCAGTTAAGCCAAAGTAAAATATCAGTTTAATTTTCAGGGGTCAAAATTAAACTGGCGGTTAAGTTTTGGTAGAATATCATTTTAGTTTTTTGGGGTCAAAATTAAAATCATCGCAAAAAAATCGCCCAAATCCTTGCACATTCCAAAAAAGCCGTATATTTGCAGCGTTCAAAACCTAGTGCGGCATAGGATGACAGCCGCAAGACAGCGGCATTTTTTATGCCCACACATATTGTAATCAATAGAGCCAACAGGCTCCGAGGGACGCCGAAGCAGTAATGCAAGGCAGGTCAGCACTAGGACCTTGAACACCCCTATCGGAGCCTATTTTGTTCAATGTTCAAAACCTAGTGTAAAAATGTTCTATCCAACATCGAAGCGTTCCCAGCGTTGGGACGCCATCTTCCAGACGGTTGACGAGTGGCGCAAGGGCCGCCCTGAGCCGAAGACCTGGAACAACAGCCTGCGGGGCTACATCCGCGTGAACCGCCGCTCGGCCAGCGAGACGGCCTACTGGGGCAGCAAGAACCCCGCCACGCTGCCCTTCATCACCGAGCACTTCAACGAGGTGCTGCGCTATGCGGTGAAGAAAGAGGAGTCGGTGCCTCGCAGCGGCCAGTCGAAAGGCTTCAGCAAGATCATCATCCTCGAAAGGCATGTCAAAGGCATCGGCACGGCCAAACTCACCGTGGGCGTGCGTCCCGACGGCGAGATGATGCACTACTGCATCACGGCGGGGCAGGCCGAGGCGTGATTCAAAACCGTTCAACCAAGGTATGCGCCGACGGGCGCGGGGCTACGGGCTTCGCGCCCCCGTTTCTGTCACTGCAACGTGCAAGGCACGGGCTATCTTTGCGCCATCAAAACCCCATCACAATGATCCACGAAAGCAAATTGTTTGAACTCGTGCAGATTCACCCGAAGTTCTCCATCCAGTTCGTTGCCGCAAGCGGCGAGCTGGTGAAGGTGGACGAGTGCAGCTGCACTTCGTTCTTCAGCGGAGGCAAAACGATGAACATAAAACTGCAAAACGGGCAGTTCCGCAAGGTGAACCGCAAGACGGTGACGGCGTTCAACGGGGTGGAGGTGTTTTTGTGAGTTTAGAGTTTAGAG